CCAATCGCGCGCAAGCGCTCAAAGATGCCGCCGATCCGCCCGAAACGGCATAGCCCTGGCATCCACGTCGGGAAGCGCACCACGCTCGAGGACTTCCGGCCGAGCGCTTCCCGACGCGGCTACGGCAGGAAATGGGAACAAGCCCGCGCGGGCTACTTGCGTTCTCATCCCCTTTGCGTGCATTGTCTTGCTAAGGGACTGACCGTCGCATCCTGCGAGGTCGATCACACCATTCCCCACCGCGGCGATATGGTGCTATTTTGGGACCGGACTAATTGGCAAGCCCTTTGCCATTCCTGCCATTCCGCAAAGACCGTCCGCGTCGACGGCGGGTTTGGCAACCGGAGACTCGATCATGGCTGCCCCACGACTCCCGAACGCGACCAACGTCCTCAACGGCGGCTGGCAGAAAAACCCGAACCGGGCCCGGCCTCCGACGGTTGAGGACGACGAGCCGGCCAGCGAGACCGCTCCGGCGCTCGAGCTCATCTCGTTCGACCAGGCCTGGGCGGCAATTATCGAGATGGCCGCGCCCGGCGTCCTGCGGCGCCGCGATGAGGGCTGTATCTTCGAGTGCGCACGGCTGCACATGAAGATCCGCAACCAGACGGTGCTCGACATCCGTGCTGGCCGGCAATCCCGCGTGGAGAATTCCGACTCGACGCAATACCGGAATTGGCTCGCCAAGATCGGGTGCACGCCGGTCGACAGTCATCACGTCGCGGCGCCGGGCGGCGGCAAGGGCAAGGGCGAGTTTGATTGAGCGCGACGCCCTATTGCGATCGTGCGGAGCGCTACGTTGCGGGCGTCCTCTCCGGTGAGATCCTTGCCTGCCGGCTGATCCGGCTTGCCTGCGAGCGGCATCGCCGGGATCTCGCACGTGTCGGCGACCCCGACTGGCCCTATTACTTCGACTATGACGCGGCCGAGCGCGTCGCGCGCTTTACAACGCGCTTCCCGCACGTCAAGGGGCGTTGGGCAAACCGGCTCGGCAAGGACAAACTGTTCGACCCGGAAGGTTGGCAATGTTTCTGGTATTGCTCGCTCGGCGGTTGGCTGCGCATCGACACGGGCAAGCGGCGATTCCGCAAGGGGCGCCTGTACGTGCCGCGCAAGAACGGCAAGTCGTTCCTGGTCGCGCCGCTCGGCCTCTATATGCTCGCCGCCGACGGCGAGTCGGGCGCCGAGGTCTACTCGGGCGCGACCAATGAGAAACAGGCCTGGGAAATCTTCGGGCCCGCGAAACAGATGGCGAACGCGCGGTCGGATTTTCGCGAGCGCTACGACATCCAGGTCAATGCAAAGTCGCTCACGATCCTCGGCACGCTCGCCAAGTTCGAACCGATCACCGGCAAGCCCGGTGACGGCGCGAGCCCGCATTGCTCGATCACCGACGAGTACCACGAGCACGAGAACGACGACCAACTTTCCACGATGGAGACCGGCATGCTCGCGCGCGAGCAACCGTTGAGCATCGTGGTCAGTACGGCCGGCGACAACATCGCGGGACCGTGCTACGACGACTGGAAAAATTGTGAGGCTGTGCTCGAGCAAACGCTCATCGACGAGACATTGTTTGCGTTGATCTACACGATCGATGACCCCGACAAATGGGCCGAGCCGGAATCGTTGCGGATGGCAAACCCCAACTTCGGCGTCTCGATCGACGAGGGGCCGCTATTGCATAACCAGGCGCTTGCCGTCACGAGTGCGCGGCAACAGGGTCATTTCAAGATCAAGCATCTCAATATCTGGATTCAGGCGCGCAACGCCTATTTCAACGTCGAGGCGTTCCGCACCGCGGCGATCCCGAGTCTGCGCTGGGAAGATATGGCTGGCCGCCGCTGCTATGTCGGCATGGATCTGGCGAGCAAGAATGACCTGTGCGCCGTCGTGTTCCTGTTTCCGAACGTCGACGGAACATTCGACGTGTTCGCGAAGTATTACCTGCCGCGCGATACGGTCGACAAGCCGGAAAACATCCTTTACCAGACGTGGGAGATCGAGGACCGGCTGACCGTCACCGAGGGCAACCAGACGGACTATTTCATCATCCAGGAAGATATCGAGGCCGCTGCGGAGTTCGTCGAGATCGTCGAATTAGCCTACGACCCGCACAATGCTACTATGCTCGTCACTGCGCTTGCCAAGACGGGCCTAGAGCTCGTCGAGTACGGCGCGACGGTGCTTAATTTCTCCGAACCGATGAAGGAGTGCGAGGCGCGGATCACGGGCGGCAAGATGCACCACGCTGGCGACGTTGTGATGCAGTGGGCGCTCTCAAACGTGGTTTCCAAGCGCGATCGCAAGGACAACGATTACCCGAACAAAGAGAAATACGAAAAGAAAATCGATCCGGCCGTCGCGCTCATCATGGCGATGGGTCGGTTCCTCATATCCGAAGGGAATCGACAGAACATCGATGACTTTCTCAGTAATCCGGTGATGGTATGAACCCAAAGGCAATCGACGGGATTTTGTTGTTGCTGGCGTTTGCTGCTATTGTCTCCGGCGTCGCGGTCAAATGGGGTACGGGTTGGGCTCTGATCTGCGCGGGTAGCCTCGTCATCGCGCGCGTCGCGGCCCCTTACGTGCATGTGTTGCTGTTGACGCGCCGGGAGCGCTCCGATGCTTGACGGTTACGGCAACCCCAGGAAAAAACCCCTCACAAGTTTCTTTACCGGCATCCTCGGCGTCGCCGGCTACCTGGGCGGCGGCTGGTATCCGACGGGTTCACGCGAGGGCGCGGCGCCGTTCCGACAGGTCGGCAGTGACGCCGGCCCGGTCATCACGCCGGGGACCGCGCTGCAGCTTGCCGCGGTCTGGGCGAACGTGCGGCTGATCGCCGACACGCTCGCAACATTGCCGTTTTGCATGAGCCAGCCCGACGACACGGGCAAGCTCGTCGAGATGACCAACTCGCCGATCTACCGGATGCTGGCGCTCAAGCCGAACCTGGACATGACGGCCGCGCAATTCTGGACGATGGTTCAGGTTGGTTTGGAGCTTTGGGGGAACGCCTACGCGGTCAAGGGAACGGTTGCGGGGCGCGTCGTTTCATTGACCCCGCTGCGCCCCGACTACATGACCGTCTATCGCGACATGGACGGCAACATCCTCTACGCCTATTCGCGCGGCTCGACGCTGCAGATTTACACCGCAGATGAGATGGTACATTTCAAGGCGTTCGGCGTTGACGGGCTAGTCGGCCTGAGCCCCGTGGCAATGGCGCGGCAAACGCTCGGGCGCTCGCTGGCGACCGACGAGGCGAGCGGCGCGTTGTTCCTGAACGGCATGAGCGCGGGCGGTTTCATCGAGTACGCGCAAGTGCTCTCGAAAGAGCAGCGTGAGGAAATCCGTACCAACATCCAGAAATTTGTCGGGTCGAAAAATACCGGCAAGATCATGGTGCTCGAAGCGGGCATGAAGTACAACAAACTCATCATGTCGGCGGCCGACTCGCAAATGCTCGAGACACGGCAGTTCAACGGCGCCGAAGTGTGCCGCTGGTTTGGCACGCCGCCCGTGCTGGTCGGTTTCGTGACCAAGCAATCGAGTTGGGCGTCCTCGCTCGAGTCGACGATCAATCTCTGGATCAAGACAGCATTGCGGCCGCGCATCGTCAACATCGAGCAGACGTTGCAGGTTGCGCTCGGGCTTCCGACGTCGACGACTATCGAGTTCAACATGGACGATCTCGAGCGCGGCGATAGTGCGGCGCGTGCCGCGCTGTACGCAAGCGGCGCGCAGAACGGTTGGATGACGCGCAATCGGATTTGCCGGCTCGAGAATCAGCCTGAATTCGAGGGCGGCGACATTCATACCGTGCAAAGCAACTTGATCGACCTGTCGCAGATCAACGAGCTTGGCGGCCAGCAGGCCCAAACAACGCAAGCCGGTGAAAGTACCGGCGGCAACTCGGGGAAAGCACCATGAACTTGCGTGAGCTTGAAGCGGAGTTCGTGCGGTCAACGCCGGGCGGCTTTGAGCAGGTTGAGACGATTGCCGAAGCGGAAGGACTTTGGTTTCTTTGTCCAAAATGTTTCAAGGACAATGGCGGAAAAGTGCGAACGCATATGATCCTTTGCTGGAATCCTCTCGCGCCGGCGGATCGCGACCCGCGGCCTGGTCGAGGGTTGTTTGCCGGAACGAGTCTCGACGACCTGACTCTGGACGCAGTGCCGCCCGAAAAGAAACGCTCCGTCCTCTTGCTTGGCGGGTGCAATGCGCATTTCCACGTTACTGCCGGAGAAATCACGTGAAACTCAAATTTCTCAACCTGTCGCTGCAGAACGTCAAGGCGGCCGAGTTGCAGGACGACGGCACGTTCGAGGGCTACGCCTCGGTGTTTGGCGAGGTCGACAGCTACGGCGAAGTCGTCAAGAAAGGTGCGTTCAAGGCCTCGCTGAAAGCCTGGGCGAAGCGCGGCAAGCTGCCGGCAATGCTTTGGCAGCACGATTCGAAAAACGTCATCGGCAAATGGCTCGAGATGAAAGAGGACGATATCGGCCTGCGCGTCAAGGGGCAGATCGCGCTCTCCGTCCCGCAAGGCGCCGCGGCCTATGCGTTGATCAAGATGGATGCGGTCGACGGTCTTTCGATCGGGTTCGTGGCGACCGAATGGACGACCGACAGCAAGAGCGATCTGGTCACGCTCGATGTCATCGATTTGTGGGAAGTGTCGATCGTTACATTTCCTGCGGGCAGCAGCGCGCGGGTCGATGGCGTGAAAGCGATTGCGGAATATGGCAAACTGCCAACAGTACGAGAGTTCGAGGCGGCCCTGGGCGAGCTAGGGTTCTCGAATAGCAGGGCCGAGATCATCGTGTCGAAAGGCTATGCGTATCTCTTGCGACAGAGGGACTCTGCCGCGCAAGCAAGCGACGCGAAAACAATTCTCGACGGTCTCGTCGAGACCATCCGCTCTACTCCGAGGAAATCACCATGAATATCAAAACGCTGTTTGCGGCCGCCCGCGCGCAGTTCGTGCGTCGCACGGTCAAGCATCGGGGCTTCCGCGTCGGCCGCAAGGACGGCCCGTCGTTGCCCGAGATCCAGGCATTGCTCAAGGACGCGCTCGAAAAGCGCGATGCCGAAGTCGGCAAGCTCGTCCAGAAAGCCGAAGCCGAAGCGGCTGAATCCGGCAAGGTCTCAAAGGAAACTGCCGAAGCGGTCAAGAACGCGATCAAGAGCGCAACCGAGATGGGCGAGCGTGTCGCCGGTCTGGAACAAGAGCTCGCTGCGATCAAGGCGGCGCGCAAGGACACGCAACAGCACGCCAAGAGTGCCGGCGAGTTGTTCGTCGAGAACGAGGATTTCAAGGCGTTCGCCGCGAAGGGCCGCGGTACGGCGATCATGCGGCTCAAGGCCGTCACCAACATTACCAGTCTCACGACGGGTACTGGCGGCGTCGGCGCGGGCGTCGTGCCCGACTACCTGCCCGGCATCGTCACGCCGGCGTTGCGGCCGTTCACGATCCGCGATCTGATCCTGCCCGGTCGCACGTCGAGCAATCTCATCACCTACGTTCAGGAGACCGGCTATCAGAACATGGCGGCCGCCGTGGCCGAGGGTGCTGCGAAGCCGCAATCCGATCTGGCGTTCACGCGCCTTGACTCGGCGGTCAAGACGCTCGCCCATTGGGTGCGCGCCTCGGTGCAGATCCTTGCCGACATCCCGCAGTTGCAGACGTACATCGACACGCGCCTGACCTACGGTCTGAAATACGTCGAGGAAGCGCAGATCCTTGCCGGCGACGGCACGGGCGAGAACCTGTTGGGTCTGATCCCGCAGGCGACCGCGTTCAACACGGCGCTGACGAGCGTTGGCGATACCAAGATCGATACGCTGCGCAAGGCGATCCTGCAGGTCCGCATCGCCGAGTATCGTGCCAACGGCATCGTCCTGAACCCGATCGATTGGGCGGACATCGAGCTCCAAAAGAACACGCAGGGCTCGTATATCTGGGCGAATGTCGCGTCGAGCGTCGGTCCGCAGTTGTGGCGCCTGCCCGTTGTGGACACCAATGCGATGCCCTCGGGCAAGTTCCTGGTCGGTGCGTTCAACATGGCCGCCCAGGTGTTCGATCGTGAAGATGCGAACGTCCAGGTCTCGAGCGAGGACGCCGACAACTTCACGAAAAACATGGTCACGATCCGTGCCGAGGAACGCCTCGCGCTGATCGTGTTCCGTCCGGAAGCGATCATCTACGGCGCGTTCCCCGAGAGCGGCACGCATCCGACGACCTAACCAGTTGACGGCTTCGTCAGTTCGGGTATATTGAGGGGGCGCTTCGGCGCCCTCTCTTTTTGGAGCCCGTCATGCAATACACGATCCTTCGCGTTTTCCCCGAGGCCACGCGTCGCGGCTTGAAAGAGGGCGACAGATTCGTCCCGAGCAACACCGAGAGCGCGCATGCGTTGCTCGCTGCAGGCTTGCTACGCGCCGAGGCTGACGGAACGAAACGCAAACCTGTCGCCAAGAAAAAGCTCACGCTCGGTAACGACGCGCGCATGTCGGGTGGCTTCAATCGGCAGAACGCGCTCTCGGGCGCGCCGCAGAACAAGGATGCGGCGAGCTTGAGGCGTAACAAGTGAGTTCGCTCATGCGGTTAAAGATCGTCATGAAAGAAGCGGGTCGCGGCGAGGTTTTTCTCGACGATCACAAAATTTCAGGCATCACCAACGTCAAGCTCGAGATGGGCGTCGACCAACTGAGCGTGCTGGAATTGAGGATGGTTGTTGGGGACGCGGAGATAGACGGCGCTGCGGATTGCACGTCGATCGAAGATCGCTCACGCACCTATACTTTCGGCACGCGAGAGACAACGTGACCGGCCTCATCGGCGTCGGCCGCATCACGTGCGGCTTACGGGAACCGCGCAACCTGCGATTGCCTGTCGGCGCGATCCAATGCGATTATGTGGATGTCGACCGGCAAGGTCCGGGCTTCGCGCGCAACCAGGTGCTCAAGCAACTCATGGATGAGGGTTGCGAGTTCATGTTCCTGTTCGATGACGACTGTTACCCGCTCATGGACGGGTGGGCCGACTACTTCGTCTCACAAAGCATTCTGACCGGCGTGCAGTTTCTTGGCTTGCCCGAGGCGTTCAAGAGCAATTTTCATCATTGCGGGCGTCATGAAGTCGTCTATTGGGATCGCATCATCGGATGCTTCAATTTCCAAACGCGCGAGTTCATGGAAAAAATCGGGTACTACAATGCGGCCTACAAAGGCTACGGCTGGGAAGATTCCGGTCGCAACCACCGTGCTTTGCGCTCGGGCTTGATCGGCAACAATTACGGTCGATTCCCGTCGCTCTTGCGCGCGACTTCCTACATTTTCAGCGAGGATGTCTATGCGTTGAACCCGACGCCGAACATGACATTCGAACAAAAACAGGAAGGCATTGAATACAACCGGGCGATCAATATTCGCGAGGGCGCGTCGTCGCAACTCTACTATCCCTATTTGCATTACGCGCCGCCCGAGGGCTTCGAGGTATGAGTTTGCTCAAGGTCGAATGCAACCCCCATACGTCCTGCGGATATCACCGTCTCGCATTGCCGTTCTCGTTGCTTGAATGCGAGCCGAAGGTGCCGATTTTCGTATTCAATCGATTGCCGGAATGTGCGCCTCGGGGGCTCGAGGCGCTGCGCGCGAAAGATATCAAGATCATCATGGATATCGACGATTATTGGGCATTGCCCGATACGCATTATCTCTATCCGAATTACATGAGCGAGATGACCAGCGTGCGGATTCGCATGAGCCTCGAGCGCGCGGATCTTGTGATGGCCACAAATTCCTACCTTGCCGATAGGGTGCGCCCGGTCAACAAGAACATCGTCATCGTGCCGAACGCGTTGCCGTTCGATCTCGGGCAGTTCAAGCCGGGGCCGTCCGTGAGCGATTGCAGTTTCGTCTACGCGGCCGGGCCGAGCCATTACGAGGACATCGCCAGCGTGCGAGAGCAACTCGATGCGCCCGACGTGACCCTGGCCGGCGTGGACTTCAATCATCCCGAGTGGAAGCGCATCATCGAGCTCGTGCCGAACGCGCGCACGACCGGCGTGCGGCCGATTGGGGATTACATGCAAGCGTATGACCGGCATTCCGTCGCGCTCGGGCCGCTGATCGATACGCCATTCAATCGCTGCAAGTCGAATCTCAAGATGCTCGAGGCCGGCGCGCGCAATCTGCCGTTCATCGCATCGCGCAATTCGCCCTACCACTACGACGATCCGCTTGTCGGTCATTGCGGCGTGTTGCTCGCGGGAGACCTGGATGAATGGTCTACGTGGATGGATACGTTGCGTCTCGATCGGAATTTCCGCGAGCGTGTCGGCGTCGAGCTCGGTCAGTACGTGCGTGAGCGTTTCCAACTCGCCGATGCGAATCTCATCCGCAAGCAAATCATCGAGAGCTTCCAATGATCCATTACGTCGTTCCGTGGAAAACCGGCAACATCGGCGGCGGGATCAACGATGCGATTGCGGCCATCGCGCCGGGGCGCAACGATTGGATTTGCGTTCGCGATGGCGACACGATGTTCCTGACTAGCCAATGGGGGCGGCACATCGAACAGATTGTCGACAAGGCCATGCTCGAGAGCTATGAGCTCGTCGGGTGCATGACTAATCGATTGCGCGCAGCGTACCAACTGCATCTCGGCTACCTTGACGATGACCCCGCCATTGGCAATCACGTTCAAATTGCGAATTGGCGTGGGAACGAATTTGGCGCCAATATCGAGGAAATTCCGACAGGCCCGATCGCCGGCATGTTCATGCTGTTCCCGCGGCGGGTATGGGAACGCGAGCCGTTCGCCGAGCGGTCGATTTACTTCGACCAGGAGTTTACGGCAAGCGTCCGTCGCAGCGGGGGCAAAGTTGGGGTAGCATTGGGCCTGTACCTGTTTCATCTCTACCGTTGGGGCAAGGCTGACCCGTTCGGATCAAAGGATCACCTGACATGACGAGCATGGTCACGCTGGCGCAGGTCAAAGCACAGTCGCGTATTCTGCAGAATGCTGAGGATGGGCTCTTGCAGGGCTATGTCGACGCGGCCGAGCTTCATGCGCAGAAATATCTCAATCGCAACGTGTACGCGGACAAGGCGGCCTGGGACGCGGATCGCGTCAAGTTGACCGACAGTACCGCGAAAGATGCGCAGGACGCCTACAATGCCGCAATGGCGGCGATTGGCGTTGCGCCGCCGCAGGCATTCGGATTCGACGCATTCGGCAATCCGATCGTGCCGCCGTTTCAAGATACGTTTGCTGCGCAGGTTGCGCTTGAGGATTTCCTCACAGTGCAGAATATGCTCAATCGTATCCTCTACGGCATGATCGTTACGCCGACATTCGTGCAGGCCGTCGTTCTGATCGTCGCAAGTTGGTACGTTAATCGCGAGACGACGATCACCGAGCTCGGCGACGCGATCGAGTTGCCCTGGGGCGCCAAGGCGTTGCTCGATTTCGACCGTCGGCAAATGGGGGCTTAAATGCGCCGTCGTGGCCGCTATCGTCATCTCATCACGCTACAGAAAACCGTCACGTCGGGGACCGACGCGTTCGGTGCTCCGATCAAGGCATGGCAGACGGTTAACCCGGTCTGGGCGGATATCTCGCCGGCCAGCATGACGTCGGCACGCGGCGCGGAATTGCGCGTGCTTGATGCGGCGGTCTATGGGCTTGATCCAGTCATCGTGACGTTTCAGCCATATCCGGGCGTCAAGATCGACTGGCGTTTTCTCTACTACAACGATTTCTCTGATTTCATCGAAACCTATGAGATCAAGGCGGTGCGGGAGACCAATGCGGACGATGAAATGTCGTTCATCGCGGCGCGCGTTCTGACGGGGACGACGTGATGCAGGGCTTCGACTTTACGACGCCAGGCCTTGCCGGGTTCGAGCAAAAGCTCATCGAGCTCGGGACCAACGGCGCCCGTCGGGTCGGTCGCGCGGCATTGCGCCAGTCAACCAACGTGGTCATGCGGGAGACGCGCTTGCTTGCGCGTCGGCGCACGGGTTTGTTGATCCGCTCGATCCAGACGCGCGATCGCGGCATCCGCGGCGACACGATCTATTTCTCGGTAAGCGTCATGCAACGCGCGTTCTACGGCAAGTTCCTCGAGTTCGGCACGTCGCGGATGCCAGCGTACCCGTTCATGCGCCCGGCCGCCGAGAACACGGCCGTCGAGTCGGTCGAGGTTCTCGCGCTCAATCTTGGCTCGGGCCTGGCCGCCGAATGGAGCAAGCCATGAGCTTGATCGCTGAACAGATCCCCGTCGCGCTCAATGGGATCGGTTGCCCGGTGACGCCGTGGGCATCGGCTGACCGGAACGCGGTTCCGCGCATCGGTTTTCATCTTGTGGCGGGCGGCGACAACGGCAATCTCAAGGGGGCCGGGCCAACCCGCGCCCGGTATCAGATCGATTGCTACGCGCGCTCTCAGGCCGCCGCCAGTGGACTTGCGGCGTCGGCAAAGGTAGCATTGCGAGCGGGGATGACTATTGGTCAGATCACCGACAATCCCGACAACTTCGAAGCGGACATAGAGCTTTACACGGCGAGCTTCGATATCGCAGCATGGGCTCCATAACTTCCGAGGGTCATCCAATGAAAATCTCCAAGCGCTTGAACCTGATCGCGGCCGCGTTGGCGGTTGCATTGGGCAATGCCGTCGACTGGCTTCGCGGCAGCACCACGACTCGCCATTACGGCATGCGCTACGGTTTCAAGAATGCCGCCGTGAGTACCCAGGAGTTCCAACTCGACGTTTCGCTCGACGATGGAGCGACCTGGACCGAGATCAAGCAGATTACCGATATCGTCGACCCGACCGGCGAAGCCGCCGACCTGGATGCGAGCAATCTCAAGAGTCCCGGCGTCAAGGAATACATCGCCGGCCTGCGCGACAGTGCATCCGTGAACATCACGGGGCAGCGCGTGCGTGCCGATGCGGGGCAGAACATTCTCCGCGACAATCAGGGCGTCGTCGCCAAGTTCAAGAACACCTACAGCGACGGCGAAGTGCTGACCTATTCCGCGACGATCAAGAGCTTCCGCATCACGGGCGGCACCGATGCCGTGATGATGTTCACGTCCGCGATCCGCGGCAGCGCGAACACCTGGACCACGACCTAAGCGTCGCCCCGCGGCGCGGCGCTTTAGCCCCCTCGAGTGTTCATCCCCTGGACGCTCGAGGGTTTTCTCAACTAGGAGCATTTCATGCTTTGCCTGAATCGCGATCAGATCCTCGCCGCAACCGATCTCAAATCCGAGCCTGTCGAGACGCCCGAATGGGGTGAGGGTTCCGGGGTTTTCGTCCGGTCCCTGACCGCGGTCGAGCGCGACACGTGGGACAAGCGCGAATACGGCAGCACCAAGCCGGAGATGATCGGCTACAAGGCGCGGTTTTGCGTTCTGGCAATGGTGAACGAGGGCGGTACGCGCCTGTTCGCCGACGCGGACGCCGATGCGCTCGCCAAGAAATCAGCCGGCGTCATCGAGCGCGTGTTTACCGTCGCAGCAAAGTTGAACGGCTTGCTTGCGAACAACTCGGCAGATATCGAAAAAAACTCAGAGGCCGTCCCCTCGCCCGAGTAATCTGGCGATTGGCGTGGCGGCTGGGATACCCACATCCTGATTTGATGTTGCCCCAATTGACGGCTCTCCAACTTGCGGAGATGATTGCATACGAGCGCATCGATCAGGTTCCGGTAAGCCCCGAGGAAAAAGCGGCACAGGCGGCGGCAACCGCAGCAGAGTTCAGGGCCGAAAAGAGCGACAAGATCAAGGAGCTTTTCCGCAAGAAAGGTTTTAGCCGAGGATAGAACATGACGACTGCCGCAACCCTCGACACCAATCTGACGCTCAATTCAACCGCGTTCCGGCAGGGCATGATCCAGGCCGCGAACACGGCCAACGCCTCGCTCAAGAGTATCCAGGCGCAGGCGCAGCAAACCGCAACGATCCTTGGCACGCTCAACAAGGCGGCCGCCGCGTTCGGCTCGTTCGAATTGCTCAAGGCGGGCATCGGCTCGCTCATCGACGCACAGGTCAAGCTGCAGTCGATTCAATATACGTTGCTCTCGGCAACCGGCAACGCGATCGCGGCCGGCGAGTCGATGGCGTTCCTGCGCGACGAATCCGAAAAGCTCGGCCTCTCGCTGCCCGATACGGCTGAGGGTTTTGCGCGCCTGGCCGCTGCGGCGTCCGCAAGCGGCGTGAGCATGACGGCGCAGCAAGGCCTCTTTGACGCGTTCGCCAAGGCCTCGAGCACGTTGCATTTGAGCACGGCGCAATCAGGTCGCGCATTGCTCGCACTGCAAGAAATGTTCTCGCGCGGCACGATCACGGCGCGGCAACTCAATCAGCAACTCGGTCAAGCGGTCCCCGGTTCTGCGGTGCGATTCCAGCAGGCCGTCATGGCGATGACCAAGGGCACGGATCTGCAAGGCAAGTCGTTCGAGCAATTGCTCAAGGGCGGCAAGCTCATCACCACGCAATTCCTGCCGGCGTTGACGCAAGCATTGCAGGCGTCGGGCAGCGGTTGGGAGCAAGCGTCGCAAGGCTTGAACGCCAATCTCAATCGGCTCTCGACGGCCTGGTTCAATCTCAAGACGGAATTGAGCGGCGGCCTGTTCAGCGACACGCTCTCGAGCGGCGCCGCGTTGCTCGCGCAAAATTTGAACAAGGTCGCGGGGGCTATTCAGCTCGTCGCTGCGGTTGCTGCCGCGCGCGGACTCGCGTCGATTGGGCAGGCCATCGCTCGGCCGGTGCAATCCGCAATTGGCGATCAGATTCTCGCTTCGACGCGCGCGGATATTGGAGTCTCGCAAGCCCAGAGCGCGGCGCAGGCGACAGCGGCATATCAGGCCGAGGCGCAATCGTTGCTTGATGTCGATGCGCGCACGCTGCAATTTATCCGCGATCAAAAGATTCTGGCGTTGCAGGCTCGCAAGACTGCGGCACAATTGTTCGAGCAAGCGGCGCAACAGGATCTCGTCGCGCGGCAGAACGTCGCGCGGATCGGCGGCGGCGCGACGCTCTCGAGCAACATTGCCTATTCCGCCGAGCAAACGGCCGCAGCCGTCGCGGCACAAGCCAAGTTGACGGCTGCGCAAAAAGCATTCAACGAGACTTCGGCGCGGGCAGCGGGGCTGCTGCGTCAGGAGCAAGAGGCCTCTGTCGCGCTCTCTGCGAGCCGGGCTGTGCTCACGGACGCCACGGAGACCGCAACGGCCGCTACTGTCGCCCTGACGGAAGCGCAGGGTGTGCAGGCGGCTACGGCGGCATTCAGCGGCCTTGGCGCGACGATCGGCCGGGCAGCGAGCTCGTTGGGTTCGTTCGTGCTTGGTCTCGTGGGCGGACCGTGGGGAGCGGCAGTGCTTGCCGTGGGCGGTCTCGCCTACGCATTCGAGTCGGCAAAGTCGTCGGCCGAGCATCTTGAGATTCAGACGAAAGAGAACGCAAAGGCCGTCGAGGACCTTATAAAGCAAGCTTACGATTTGCAGATCGCGTTCAAGCAAGTCGGCAATCTCGAATCGTTCTCCAAGCTGCAGGATTCCGCCGATTCCCTCGGCGCTGCGTTGCTGAAAAATACGCAGGATCTTGCCGCGGCGCAGCAGCATCTCTCCGACGTTTCCGCCGCAGCCTCGAGCGACGGCAAAGCGACGGGCACGTCCTGGACGAATCTCACGGGAGTCTACAAAGCGGCGAAAGATGCCGTCGATCAACTGACTGCAGAGAATGTCGCGCTCTCGGCGGCCTACGGAACCGCAGCGGGAGCTCAAGTTCAGGCTTATGGGTCGAGCTGGGATGGTGTCCGCGCGATCTTCAACAATATGGCGCTCTCGATTGACGGCGTGACTAGCGCATTCAATCGACTTGGCCCGGCGATGAATCAGGCCGCAGCCGCGCAATCGGGCATCGACGCTGCGAGTGCGAAAGCCAACACGCTTTTAACCGAGATGGAAGCAAATGCCGAGGCGTCGGCGAAGCGCTTGCGGCAAAAGGATATGAACCCCGCGCAGATTGCGGCCGACAACCTTGTGCAATTCATGTCGACGATGGCGAAAGCGGGACGCGTGGCGAGTCAGGATCAAGTCGCGACGGGGCTCGCCGACATTGCGCACCAGCAAGGAATTCTCGCTGACGCTGCAGCCAAGAAAGCCGCCGAGGCCGCCGAGGCTGCCGCAAAGGCGCGCGCGCGTGAAGCGGCGGATCTCCTGGTATCGCAGCAGGGAGAGCTCGCAGCCGCGCAGGCGCAGCTTGAACAGACGGACAAGATGGTGCCGGCGCAAAAGCAACTCAACGAGGAATTGGGCGGCGGCGTCAAAGCATACAACGGCATGACCGACGCGCAGAAAGCACTCTCGCGCGCGACGCTCGAGCAGGCCGCCGCGTTGCAGGAACAATTCATCGCAAACGAGAAAGCGCGCAAGTCGGCCGAAGCCTACGCCGCGATGAAAGAGAATCTCGATCGCATACTCGAGAATTCCCGGCAACAGATCGCGGACGATCTCGCGGCGTTGCAGGGGCAAGGCGCGCAAGAGACCGCCGACGCACGTGCAACTGAGGCGTTCCGTCGCAGCTATACCGAGCGGCAGCGGCTCATCGACAAGAACAAGGAATTGACCGAAGCCGCTGCGGCCGAGGCGACTGCGGACAACAAGAAAGAGCTCGATCAACAACTCACGGATTATCAGGATTTTATCAAGGCGCGCGCGACGGCAGAATACAATGCGATGGGCGGTCTGAAAACCGCGATCGCGGATTTCATCGAGGCGCAGAACAATATGTTCACGCTCGCGCAGACATTCACCAACGATTTTCTCACGCAAACCAACGACGCTTTTACCGCGTGGGAAACCGGCGCCTCGAGCGCGAAAAAGGCGTTCGGCGGCCTCATGGATTCCATGTATAAGGAAGCCTGGCAGTTCGTTAACAATCAAGTATTCAAGTCGCTCTTGTTGGCGTTCAATGCGCCGGGTAGCGAGGGTCAGCCGGGCGCGGGTAAGGGGTTCTGGGAAAACCTCAAGGGCTCGCTGTTCGGCACGTTCTCGGGTCAAGGCAATCCGATGGCGACGGCGCAGGTTACGGCAACCACGGCGAATACGACCGCGCTTGTCGCGCTCACGACCGCGTTGACCGCGAGTTCATTGGCAAGCGGTCTCGGCGGTAGTAGCGATTTGCTGAGCAGCATTTTCAGCGCGGGTGATTCGAGTCAGTTCGGCGCCGGCATCACGAGCTCGATTTCTGACCTGTTCGGCGGCGGTCTCGCGGGCGGCGGTCCAGCAAAGCCCTATTCGATCCATCCGGTCGCGGAGCAAGGCCCGGAAGTTCTCAACGTCGGCGATCAGGCGTATCTCATGATGGGAGCACGTGGCGGTCACGTGACGCCGACACGGGATCTCGCGGTCTCGAGCTCGTCCAGCGTGACCAATATCAGCGTCATGGTGCAGCCGACGACGACGCGACGTACCGCGGATCAGGTTGCGAGCGCACTCGCCCGCAAACAACGTCAAGTCGTTGCCAGGAGCTAACGATGTCTTTCTATGCGATCGAGATTGAACCGACGCCGGGTTTTGGCTTTGTCGGCGGCCCCGAGTTCAGTACCAATGTCCAGCCGCTTGCGAACGGCCATGAGTCGCGCAATGCGGATTGGGATATTTGCCGCCATTTCTATACGGCGCCGTTCAAGAACATTTCTGCCGAGGCGTATCGCAAGATCAAGAAAGTATTTTTGATTTGCCGCGGTCGCAACCATTCATTCCTACATCGCGATTGGGGCGACTACGAGGCGATCGACGAGCAGTTCGGCACGGGCGACGGAAGCGAGACGACATTCCAATTGAGCAAGCTCTCGAGCGATGGCGGCGGTACTTATCTCCGCACCATCACCAAGCCCGAGCTTGCCGACCTGGTAGTCAAGGTCGATGGCATCGTGACCGGCGCGACGGTCTCGGCGACCGACGGCAGTGTTGTGTTTGCCGAGGCGCCGGCCGATGGCGCGGTGCTGACCTGGACAGGTTTGTTTTTCGTGCAAGTGCGTTTTGATAATGACAAGCTCCCTTATTCGCTGGACGATAAAAACAGCGCTGGTTTCGTGACCAACGGAAGCATCGACTTGCTCGAGGTTCTCGGCGAATGACGCGCGTCATTCCGAGCTTGCTTTGCGACGATCTTGCCGAACCCGCCAAGACGTTGACCTATTTGTTAAAGGTCAAGCCGCTTGCGACGGCGATGTCGACGGCATCGATTTTCGGAATTACCAGCGGCAATGTCGATTTCACGTATGACGACGGCACTGTCGACGGCGAGATCACCTATCGATGCGCGACGGGTTACACGCCGTTTGATGTCGAAACCAAATCCGACATGAGTGTCAACAATAGCGAAGCCGCCGCGTTGCTCGCGCAATACCCGATCGACGGTATGACGATCGAGGCGGTGAACCGCGGCGACTATGACGGCGCGCGGTTTGTGCAATACCTGGTCAACTACAAGAACGGGTCGCACGGCCATACGATCATCGACTCCGGTCAGATCGGTATGGTCACGCAAGTCGACGAGCTCGCCTGCCGGATCGAGCTCCGCTCGTTGCAACAGATCCTCAAGCAACTCTCGATGGTTGAGCTCACGTCGATTACCTGCCGCGCGCAATATGGCGACGCGCGATGCAAGCAACCCTTGCGCTGGTACAACGGCACGGTTGCGAGTGTGGGTGCCGAGGCGGATCGCACGTTCGTCCTCACGTTGGCGCCGGGCTCGGGCGTTGTGCCCGGCAGCGGCACGTTCCCGGTCACGGCCGTTCCGTTCTTTACCGGCGATGGCACGACGCGGATCTTCCAATTGCTCGACACGGCCGGCGAAGCGGTTACGTCGGGTTTCACCGTTACGGATATCAAACTCAACGGAACCATAACAAGCGCGTGTACGATTTCAGGCGCTGGCCTCGTGACGTTCACGACGGCGCCGGGTGCGGGCGTTGCGGGAACATGGGACGGGACGCTCACGGAGAATCCCGACGGGTTCTTTGTGCCCGGCATGGTCGAGTGGCTCACGGGTCCGAACGCGGGCATGCAACTCGAGACGGAAACCTACGTCTCCTCGACCGGCACAGTGACGCTGGCGATCCCCACGTTCTACAACATTGCAGCCGGGCATATCTTGAAGCTCCGTCGCGACTGCGACAAATCCAAGGCCATGTGCAAGGCCTATGGCAACTTGCCGAACATGCGGGCCGAGCCGGAGTTGCCTCGGGGCAATGGTGTCTCGCTGCAATCGCCCGACCAGACGCTACAGGCAGCAACGCAATGATGCGGGCCATCGGGCCGCCCCTGACGCCGCAGGAGAGCGCCAGGCTCGTCGCCGAGGCCCGAGCGCTGCTGGACGTGCGGTTCCGGCACATGGGCCGCTCTCGGCGTGGCGTGGACTGCGCCGGCACGGTTCTGATGGCATTGCTGGCGATCGGTCGACCGTTCAACGATAACAACGGGGAAGCCTACGGCCGCGAGCCATTCAACGGCACATTGCGTAAGATGCTCATCGAGAATCTCGGGGCGCCGATCCCGCGCGAGGAAATGCGGGTTGGCGACGTTCCTCTCATGGAGTTCGAAAACGAGCCGCATCATGTCGGGTTGCTTGGGGACTACCAGTATGGCGGCCTATCATTGATTCACGGATATGCTCGCGTTCGCAAAGTTGTCGAGCATCGGCTCGATAAGACGTGGCGGAACAGGATTGTCGAGGTCTATCGACCATGAGCGGCCAGCAGATCGGAACATTCGTTGGCGGCGTCGTCGGTGCGTTCTTTGGCGCGCCGCAGCTTGGCATGGCGATCGGTGGCCTCATCGGTGGCCTCGTTGATCCGACCAAGATCCAAGGTCCGCGCATCGGCGACGGGCAGGCCCAGACCGCGACGGACGGCGCTCCTATCGCATGGGTCATGGGAACCGCAGTGGTCGCGGGTACGATCGCGCAATACAGTGCCAAGCGTCATGTGCAAGTCAAGGTGAGCGGCGGCAAGGGCGGCCCGCCAGCGCAATATCAGGACGAGCTCTTTCAGGATTTTTGCATCCTTGTCTGCGAATCATGCTCGCTACGCGATAGCGTCATCGATACTGTGCTCATGGTGCAACAGGATGGACAGATCGTCTATGATGTGCGGCCGGGAACGTCGCCGGATGTTGTCGCGAGCTCGACAAAATGGGCGACCAACGTCACGTTCCAGTTCGGCGACGAAGCGCAACTCCCGCATCCGACAATGGAAGCGATCACGGGCGTCGGTAACACGCCAGCCTATCGCGGCGCCTTCACGGCGATCTTCACGAATTTCAACCTGACGAGCTCGGGCAATCGCATCCCGCAATTCCTGTTCACGGTTTCCTCTGCGGCAACCGTGGTTATTCCCGACAATCCGTTGCCGCTCGAGATCAAGTCGAGTTCGTCCAACTATGGGGGTGGCACGATGCCGCCGTCGGCCGTCGGCGCAGTCGAGGGTTTCGTGCAGACGATCCTGTTTGATCTGCCGACATCCGCGTTCGAGATCGATTTTGACAATTGGGCGTTCCATCGGTTCATCGTGCAACCGCTCTACGGAAGTGAGGCCAATGCATTCAACTATATCGATCAGGGCGATCTCGCATCGGCGATGTCGCAGAGCGGTATCTACGATAGTGGATGGTTGACCCTGAGCTATTTTAGTTGGGATCCGACATCGATTGCGTGGTTCGCGGCGCATCACGTGGACCTGCCTATCGCCGTTCCAGATACCGTCGTGCGTCCGTTCCTCGTGAAAGCAGGGCGTATGGTAACTGGCGTGCGCGTCTACGGGTTCATCGATTTCCTGCCCGGCCTTTATACCGTGCAGCCGTGCGATGCGCATATCTCCGTGCCGAACCCCTCGGGCCATACGCTCGTTCCGCGTGACCTGAATTACTATCTTGATCCGTCGGATGTCGTCTATCGGCCGCCGTGGAGTCCGGCGACGAATCAGGTGCAGGCAACGCCGGGAAGCGTGTTGCTCTCGGATATCGTCAAGCGCATGTGCAAGCGCGGCGCCCTCGTCGACGCGGAGATTGACGCGAGCGATCTTGCGACGGTCGACGTGCTCGGCTATCCCATCGCGAAACAGGCGAGCGCTGCGGATTGCCTCGCGCCGATTCTCGCAGCCTATTTCGCCTACGGTTCGGAATATGACGGTCGCGTCAATTTCCATTTCTACGGCGCCGATGTCGTCATGGAGATCCTGCGCGACGATTTGCTTGAGGCGAACGCTGCGAACCAGGATGCGATCATCTGGAATCCGCGTAATCAGGCGACGGAATATCCGCGGCGCATCGTGGCGACCTATGTCGACCCGGATCAGAATTATACGCCGGTCAATGTTGCGGCGGCGCGCAGCAGTATCAATGTCGTCGCGATCGGCGATCAGCAGTTTCCGATCCCGGTCACGATGGATGCGAATGTTGCGCAACAAGCCGTCGACAAAGCCCTCAAGGTGGCTTACGCGACATTGCAGGGCAAACCGGAATATTCCGTGCCGTTCGCGCGCTCGGATACCTATCTCAAGCTCGTCCCAGGCGATCCGATCGCATTTCAGGGCCGTCGATACGTCGTGGATGAGATCACGATCAGCAACGGCTACGTGAAGCTCACGACGCGTTACGATCGGCAGAGCGCCTATACCTCGACAGTGCAGGCAGTTCCGGGTAATCCGCCGCCCGATCCCGGATCGATGTTCTCGGGGCCAACGAATCTCATGGCGATGAACCTGCCGTCGTTGCGGCCGCAGGATACCTACGGGGTTTATCTTGCTGCGTCCTCGATGTTCAACTCGCCATCGTGGAAGGGCTGCGTTGTGCAGGTGTCCTACGACGGCAAGATCAGTTGGCAGATTGCAACGCAGATGATCCTCGCGTCGACGATGGGTATCGTCACGCCGGCAACGACAACGCCGCTGACTGTCTCGCTCAACGGCGATATAAATACCGTGACCGACGCGCAGCTTGCGGCGAAAGCAAATGCCTATGCGCTTGTCGATCAGTTCTCGCAGAACGCCGAGATCGGCCAGTTCAAGACGGTGACGGAGACGACGCCGGATACGTTCCAGTTGACCGACGTTGTGCGCGGATTGATGGGAACCTCAATCAACGCCAATACGCCGGGCGATCAATTCACGATGCTCGACAATGTTTATTTCGTGCCGATCGATCTCTCGTTCGCCGGGCGCACGCTTTACTTCCGCGCGATCGGCTTTGGCGAGAGTGCGGCGGATGCTGGTATCATCTCTCTCGTCTATAATCCGCGCTTTAACCGGACGATTGGTTTCGAGACGGTACAGGACGGGGATCGGATCACAACGTCGAGCGGCGATTTCATTGAGGTAACAGCATGACAACCGCGAATGCTCTGTATGCGTCCAACCCCCTCACGCTTGACGGCACGGAACGCGTCGTTCTCGATCAAGCGTCCGGTCCGACTGGCGGTGCGCTTGCGCAGGCAATCGCCAACCTGTTCAAGAATCGCAAGGGAACGGATCTCGCATCGGCTGCGACCGTGAACCTCGGCGCCGCTGTCGGCGAGTATTTCCATATCACGGGAACGACTGCGATCACGGCGTTCGACAATGTTCCCGCAGGTATCACGCGGCTCGTTGTGTTCGGCGGCATCCTCACGTTGACCTATGACGCGACCGCGATGGTGTTGCCGACATCGGCAAACATCACGACGGCATCGGGCGACTGTGCGATTTTCGTCTCGGAAGGCTCGGGTAATTGGCGTTGCGTTTTGTATGACAGGTTCAGCGGTGCGCCGCTCAAAGGCGTGGATATCCACGGGTTGACGCTCAAGGATCCGCCCCTCGGTGCCGATGAGATCGTTCTCGCCGACAGTGCATCGTCTTGGGTATTGGCGAAAACAACGATTGATGATTTGCGGGCAATGCTCTTGAAGCCCAACGTGCAGATCGTTGCGGCGGCTGCAACCGTCACGCCGACTTTCAGCGACGATATGGTACGCATCACGGCGCAGAATGCGGCGTTGGATCTCGCGAATCCGAACGGAACGGCTGTTGACGGTTGGGGCATCGCATTTGAGATCGAGGACGATGGGACATCCCGCGCGATCACTTGGGATACGCAGTATCGCGGCATTGGCGGCACGCTTCCCGCAGCAACCGTGGCCGGCAAGAAAATGATGTTCGGTGCGCTATACAATGCAGCCGATACCAAGTGGGACGTGCCGCTTCCGGTCGCGCAGGAAACCTAGCGTGAAGCCGTATCGCGCGCTCGGATTGAGGGCTCTCGCCTCGGCGCCGTCGGGGCCTGTTGTCTTGTGGAATCCCGCAGACTTCAACGCAAATTTCACCCTGAGCGGCGGCAACAAGATCGCCGTGCGCGCTGGTCCCGACGGCTGGGTATCCGGCCGCGCGGATCATTCATTCGCCTCGGGCAAAAAGTATTTTGGCGTCTTGATCGGCGGGGCAGGCGCGGATGCCGGATTGATGATCGGATGGAGCGAAGCCGCCGCAACGCTCGCAAACTATGTTGGCTTTGATACGCACGGCTGGGGCTTCAATTCCAATGCCGGCGATACCTACGCAAGCGGCGCCGGCCCATTCGCCTATGGCGGAGCTTGGGGCGGCGGCGCGCATATCGGTGCGGCGATCGATTTTGGTGCGCAAAAAATGTGGTGGGCGATCAACAATGTTTGGCAGAATAGCGGTAATCCTGCGGCCGGAACGGGTTGGGCGTTTACTTCGTTCGGCGCATTGACGCTGTTCCCGACGATCTCTGGTTATTTTGGCGCGGGTACTCACAACTTCACGTTGCAGGCAAATGCAACCGACAGCACCTACGCGCCGCCGAGCGGCTTCTCGATGATTGGAGTGTGAGCATGAATCCGACCGGCAGTCCGTCATGGTATCTCGCCGGTTTGCTCCTCATGCAAGGGCTCACGATCCTGTCAACGGTATTCATTGCGCTCCTGACGCTGCGCATGAATGCACGGAACAAGGTCAATGCACGTCGCGCGCGACGTGATCGTCGGCAAACGCGGGAACAGATCTTCGCGCGTATCGACGAGCTCTCCCATAAGATCGCGGCCAATGCTCCGATTGCGCTTAAGCCGAGTGAGGCGACAATCGAAGGACTCGATCAGGAATCGCGCGGCGTTGTCGTCTTGTTCGTGGATGACATGGCTTCGAACCGCATGCTCATGGCGCGGCGTTTGACGCGTTCGGGCTATACGGTGCTCGAGGCGCATAATGGCGTGGAAGCCCTCAAGATGCTCTGGGGCAACAAGGTCGACGCCGTTGTCTCGGACATGATGATGCCCGGCATGAACGGCCTGCGTCTGTGCGAGGCGATCCGTGCGATTGACAGGTTCAAGCATCTGCCGTTCCTGTTGTTTACAATGGCCTACGATGAGGTAGACGGGAGTAAACTCGCCGGCATGGCTGGGGTCGATGCGTTCGTGGTCAATCCCGCGACCGTCGACGAATTGCTCAAGCGTCTGGATGAATTACTCAAGCATTGAGGAATGCGAATATGACCACGCCAACCATTGCTGAATTGTCCCGCGAGTTCGCGCGCATCCAAGCGAGCGGCGAGATCTCGACGCTTGTCCACGTTGCGACCGAGTACGCGTTTCCTGCGAGCCTCTGGATCGCGATCAACTCGCGCGAAACGAATTGCGTCAATGAGCTCGGCGACTTCCGGCAGGGCGTCTATAACGGCGTCGGCATGTGCCAAGTCGATATCCAGCACGACATCGCCCGCAATGCCCGCAACGACGGCTCGTGGAAAACGCCGGAAGGTTTCGCCGCGTTGCAAAGTTTCGGCGCAGCATTGCTTGCGGCTAACATCGCCAAGGTGCGCGCGGACTTTGACGATCTGACCGACTACGACGTTTGGCGCATCGCGGCCGACGGTTACAACGAGAACATCCTCAACGCCGAGCACGACGCGGAAGATGGTGGCGACGAGGATCGGCGCACGACCGGGCACGATTATGGTGTCGACGTGATGGCGCGCAAAGCCGTGTTCGATCGCTTGCTCGAGGGCTCGACGACATGAATGCTCCCGCGCCGGTAAAGCCGCCCGATCCGGCGACGAAGCTATCCGACCGTGTTGCTGCGTTCGTCGCGGCCTCGATCATCTTCATGGTTGCCGGCGTGGCGATCTCCCTATTGTTGCGTGCCGTGCCAATAGGTAACGAGACGATTATCGGGCAATTACAGGGTGCGCTCTGGACATCGCTAGGCGTGATTGTGAATTACTATTTCGGCACGAGCGCCACGCAGCGCAAGAAAGACGACACGATCAGTAACGCACTGACAAGCGCGGCAAATCCGAGTATAACGGACGCCAGCAACCCCGCCGTGGTCACAACGACCACAACCAAGGTCACAGGAGATACGACATGAATGCTCGCGTTCTTGCAATGGGCCTGTTTCTCGCCACGCTTCCGCTGTGCGGATTTACCTGCGCGTCTCTCGGCGGCACGTTGCCTGCGCAGGACATCGTCGGTGCATGCTACGCGTTCGATGCCGCGTTGCCGCTCGTGGCCAAAGGGATCATGCTCAAGAAGATTCCGCCATCGGACTACGCCGCCATCAACAAGGCGATCGACTATGCCAAGCCGATCTGCGACGTCAATCCGATGCCAACCAGCCTGACCGCGATTGCGTTCAGTGAACTCCAGAATGCTGTGTCAACCCTCGTGTCCGCGCAAACGAAGCTCAAGGGCAAGTAAGGCGCCCGCGACAAATTCCCCTCACTACCGGAGAAACCGCATGAACCTTCCGCCGCTCGGCACAATCATTGCCGATATCCAAGCTCTCGAGCCCACCATTGCGAGCGTTGTCTCCGCGATCAACCCCGCGGTTGGCGCATCGATCGGCGTTGCTGATAGCGTGCTCAATGCTGGCGCCGGCCTCTACGCGCAGTTCGAAGCGCTCAAGGCCGCCAAGGGCGCGATCGATCCGTCCGCCTGGGATGCGCAGGTTGCCGCGTTCAACGCGGGCGCCGCCGATATCGCGGCTGCGGAAGCCGGCACGACATGAGCCTCGGCACACTCCTGCTGATCGTGGTCATCGTCCTGTTGCTCGGGGGCGGCGGGTATCGCTATGGCGGACCCGTCTATGGCGGCGGCGCGCTAGGGCTCGTCCTGTTGATCCTGTTGATCCTCTGGTTGACCGGGCGACTGTAGCGTGCGCGTCTGCGGAATGGTGGGGTGCAGCCGCGAGGCATTCCGCATTCCGCAGATTTCATTTTGCGCCGAGGGTTTCCCGTACGCGGGGCGAGCGAAGCTGACGATAGACTTGCCGCTTTGCCCAGAGCATGCGGCGCAAGAGTGCGTCGATCTGATTGACAAGGATCTCTGGGAACGTCTCGATCTTGAATTTGCGAAGCTCGGCCGATCGAAGCCTGATCGCGCCTCGGTCATTCTCGAGTTCGTTCGCCTAGACTAGCGACAGCATCACGTAGCCGTCGCGCAATCCGTCGGCATGGCTCACATCGCCAACGGTTCGCATCATCGCCTTGCCGTCAGGGCATTCGAGCCAAAGCACGTCGCCGCGCTGGAAAGGAAATAGCGGGTCTTTCTCGATGAGCGCGGTTTGGTGGCGGCCGACGAGGCGTTCGAATGTCGGTTCGTCAATCTTGATCTTATGCGAGCGTTTCATTTCGTTGTTCCCCCAAGCGCGGTTGAAGTTAGCGTTTCG